TTAAAAGTTCATGTTACTGAAAATTTACAATCTCAATTTGATCTGAAATGGAAGAGTTTAAAATAAGGGCATCAAGTGCCGGTAAAATTGCCGGAGTGAAAGGACTTGGTGAAACGGGTAAAACCTACTGTAAACAATGGCTAAAAGAAACGCTTTATAAAAGGCGTACCGAAATCAAATCTAAATACATTGACAAAGGTAATCGATTGGAAGAAGATGGATTTACTCTAATGACATTGCAGTTAGATTTGGGAATGGTTTATAAAAATGAGAAGTTTTTTGATGATGACTATTTTTGTGGAACGCCTGATCTCATTCACAATGGAATAGTTTATGATAATAAATGCTCCTGGTCATTAGATACGTTTCCGATGTTTGAGAATGAAATACCTAATTCAGATTATTTCAATCAGCTACAAGTCTATATGCATTTGACTGGATGCCGAAAAGCTGCCCTGTGTTACACGTTAATAGATGCGGACTACGATTTGATTAGTCAGGCGGTTAAATGGATTACAGAGCCTAAAAAGATATTTAAAACGATTGCTAATATGGTTTATACTCAAAAGGCTTTTGATGATTATTATGCAGAGTTTTGTAACGGTGTTGAGGGTTCATTTATTGAAATACCGGAATCAAATCGGCTAAAGGTTTTTGAGTTTGATTACGATCATGAAGTAGTTGTAAAATTGCAAAACAGGGTACTTGAATGCAGAGAATATATTAATACACTTTTAACAAATAAATAAAATGGCTAACAAACCAATGCACGGGTCAATATGTTTGACCGATTTAGGGAATGCTTTTAAAGCTAATCATTCCGCTTTTAATACATCCGAAAAGAATGGTAAAATCTACGCTAACATTGCAGTATGGATGAATGATGAACCGGATCAGTATGGTAATGTTTTATCTTTTCAACTGAATAGTAAAAAGGATGCAACCGATGAAAAGGTTTATTTCGGAAATGCTAAGATGCCGGATCAGGCTAAATCGGCTCCGGTCGAAGTAGCTAAAACTGTTGCAGATAATATGCCATTCTAATGCTACATGAACGAAAACGAGCATTTAGACATAGGCTTAAAGTAACCAACAAAGAGTTAATCGCTAATACACTCGAAAGGTGTATTGGCGATAACTTATCACCTGTTGAAGCTCACCGGATATTAAATTTACCTTTACCAACTATTGCAGGGTGGTTAACTTCCTATTGGTTTTATAAAAAGCCAAATGATCCAGTAACCGTAACTTTGAAAAGCAATGTTTAACCACTTACACCAAAAAATCATTCTCGATTATATCAGAGGGCGGTCACTTGTTAAATACCGAATGCAGGATATTGAGGAAGCTATAATTAACTATTATGTATTATGAAAAGAGTAATTAATTTTTCCGGTGGTAAAACATCCGCTTTAATGACTATTTTATTAAAGCCAACAGAAAACGATATTGTTCTGTTTACTGATACAGGATGGGAGCATCCATTGACTTACAAATTTATAGATGACTTTGAATTATTTGAAGGAATAAAAGTCCATAAAGCTACCTATACAAATAAAAAGTCAGGCAATAAAACCGGGTTTGAAGCTATGACCGAGGTTAAATCTTTTATGCCGAATAGAATGAATAGACTCTGTACAGTTGAGTTAAAGGTGATGACTGCAAAAAGATATTTAAGATCGCTTGGCGTTCAAACATTTGAAAATTATATAGGATTCCGATATGATGAACCTGTAAGAGTTTTAAGGCATAAAGAACAATTTAAAAAAGTAGCAACTAAATTCCCTTTATACGATCAGGGAATAACTAAAGAAATGGTTAACCAGTACTGGCTAACAAGACAATACACTTTAGAAATTCCTTCTATCTTAGGAAACTGCGATCTGTGTTTTTTAAAGGGTAAAGATAATATTATAAAAATCCTGCAGTTATACCCAGAGTTAGCTGATAAATGGATAAAGGCAGAGGAAGGAAAAAGAGAAACATTTATACAAGGCATAAAATATAAAGACCTTTTAAAAATTGCTCAATCGCAAAAATCATTATTTGATTTAAACGATGCTTTGCCGGCTTATAATTGTTCATGTACAAGTATTTAAAAAATGGCTAAAAAGCACATTAAAACGGATGGAACCGGGTCAGCTCAGCGACTTGGCAAAGTCCAAGAATACAAAGCAAAGCCTAAAACGTGGATTGAATCTGTATTTCTACGGAATTACCGCTTAAGTCGTGAGCGTGTATTATGGCAGTTATACACTGATCGTAGGGCAGATATTGAACAGTATGTAATTGAATTAAAAGAACAATGGAAAAAGCAGGACAAATTAAAATAGCCACAGTATGCTCCGGTATTGGTTCTCCGGAACAGGCTTTAAAAGAGTTGGGAATTGCTCACGAAATTTCCTTTGCTTGCGAAATTGATAAATATGCCCGACAAACGTATTTAGCAAATTTTACACCTAATCAAATGTACACCGATTTAACGGCAGAGGAATGGGATAAACCTGAACAGTATGCTGATTTATTTATCGGTGGGATTCCATGCCAGGCGTTTAGTCTTGCCGGGAAACGATTAGGCGAATTAGATAAACGTGGTTTATTGTTCTATGATTTTTACAGATACGTTAAGAATCAGCAACCCAAAGTATTTATAATCGAAAATGTCAAAGGGTTACTATCTGATAATAACGGAATAACATTCCAGAATTGGTGTGCTTTATTGGGTAGGTCTATGAATACACATATTAATATGTTTAATAATGATGATAGTCTGCTTTACAATCTGCATTTCAAAGTATTAAACTCTAAAGATTTTGGAGTACCACAGAATAGGGAAAGGGTTTTTCTTATTGGAATCAGAAATGATTTACCAAATACTTTTCGTTTTCCGATTGGTGAAAGGTTAAAAATTAGGCTAAAGGATATTCTGGAAAGTGAAGTTGATGAGAAGTATTATTTGAGTGATCAAAGTATAGAAAACCTTATGGAACATAAAAAACGAAATGATGAAGCAGGGAATGGTTTTGGCGTAAAGTTTAATGAATACGATGGAATTTGCAGTACAGTAAAAATTGGAGGTAGTGGGAAAGATGATTTGGTAATAGAACCCTATTGCGTAGCCATGCGTGGAAGAAACCCAAAGAATCCATCGGATAGAACAACCGGGGCAAATACAGAGCAAAGATTAGAGCCTAATTCACAAGGAATAACTAATACTATTACAAGCGTTCAAAAGGATAATTTGATAGTCGTACCAGAATTTGAAATAGCAGATTATAGATCAGATGAAGGATTGCGAATAAGATCAAACGGATTAGCACCATGTATAAATTCATCCATCAGGGAAGCTGAATGGAATCCTAATATTGGCACTCGTAATGCACCGATAACTTCAAACGGACAAAGAATCCGCCGCCTTACCCCCTTAGAATGTATGAGATTACAAGGCTATCCAGATTCATATATCAAGCCATGTTCAGACAGTCAAACATATAAACAAGCCGGTAATTCAATAACTGTGAATGTAATGAAGGCAATTATTAAAAACTTAATTCCGATTTTATGTTAGACCCTATGTCCCAATACCACAGCCGCAAAACTGCCAAAGTGGTAAAACCTACTACCAAACGCACCGAATGGCAAGAACAGCTTTCATTTTGTAAATGGCTAAAACTTCAACATCCTGATATTAGGTTTAGATCAGATATTCAATCTGCTGGCAAACTATCACCAGCCATGCAGAATATTAAATCAATTATAGACCCATATCGTGGGTGGCCTGATATAACCGTTTATCATAGAGCTAATAATTATTGCGGTTTAATGATTGAATTAAAACGTGAAAATTCAGGCTTGTATCTTAAAGATGGAAGTCTATCTAATGGCAAGCACGTTCAGGAACAGAATGAAGTACATGAATTTTTACGGGGTATTGGATGGAAAGTAGAATTTGCAGAGGGGTTTGAGGGGGCAAAAATAAAGTTTGAGGAGTATTTGACAGAATGTATAATTTAACGTATATTGCAACATGGAAAAACAATTAATAAATCCTGTAAATTTAATGACCGTTCAGGATTATGCAGCGTTTATAGGAGTTGAAAGACAGACTATTTATAACTGGATAAAAGAAGGTAAAATTAAACAGGTTCAATTTTTAGGTAAATCATTTGTGGATAAGTCTACAAAGAAATAATTTTTAGGCTATAAACTATTTACAAAATGTTAAAATTATGAGCAAACTTGGTTATACATGGTATCCTAAAGACTTTGCAAGCGATCCGGATGTAATGTTAATGACAGCGGCTGAACGCGGCATATACCGTGATTTAATGGATTTGGCGTATCAGACAAACAACAATATAAAGTATTCAATTGAAGCATTAAGTCGTTATACGAATGGAGAAATTGAGGACATTAAAAACGTACTAAAATTAAAAGGAGAACAAAAAAACGGGAGCTGGAGAATCCCATCATGTGACAAAAGATTGATCATAATTAAGCGTAATTATGAGAACGGAAGTAAGCCAAAACGAAGCCAAAGTATAAGCCAAAACGAAGCCAAAAATCAAAAAACAGCAAGCCAAAAGCCGAAGCAAATAGAAATAGAAACAAATACTATAGTATTTGTAAGAAAAGGGCATCCTCTTTTTGCTTACCCCGTTGGGGACGCAACGAGAATGCGATACGAATCAGATCCAGAGTTTAGAAAAAAGTACGATCACGATTGTAAATTTCCGTTATGATAAAAAAGTTTACACATATCCAAAAAGAACTGGAAAAACTACGTGCCGAAGGTTTGCAACGTGGAAACAATACAGGGTTTAAATGCTTAGATGAATTATACTCAATTAAGCCAGGATCATTTACTTTTGTTTTAGGCCCTCCGCATTCAGGGAAAACAGAATTCTGCTTTGAATTGTTATTTAATCAAGCTGAAAAGTACGGGCGTAAATCCTTAATATATTCACCTGAAACGGGAAGCGTAGAGCAGATATATGCTGAGTTAATTCATAAGAGATGCGGTAAACAGATATTTACTTCCTTGCCAGGTCATGCAGATGATAAAGAATATTTTGCTGCTGTTAATTGGATTGATGAATACTTTGATATTATTGACAGTAATGAGAGGTCGTTTTCTTTAGATGAAATATACGGAATGTGCGGAGATAATCATTTGATATTTGCCGATCCATATAATGAATTAAATCACGACATGAGTAAATTCGGCACGAGGCAGGATTTGTATATTGAGGACTTAATCGGTAATATGAGAAGGTTTGTTAGCAAAAACAAAAAACACGTAATTTTAGCTTTGCATCCATCTGTACAGGAAATGACAGAGGACAAAGAAACCAAAAATAAATACTATGGAATGGCTACTGCAAGACAAGCCGCCGGAGGTCAATCTTTATTTCGTAAGGCTATGGGATGGATAAATATCTGGAGGCCACCCGTATTTTTACGTCAGGATGGAATTGCATACAAAGAGAATGAAGTTATCATAAATGTTGAAAAGGCAAAGCCTAAAGGTTCTGCAAATCGTGGAACTACTTCATTGTACTTTAATTGGAAAACTAACCGATATTATGAGGACATAAATGGTCGTGACCGATATGCCTTTGAGCATGAAAAAGGTGACGATGTTATTTTACCGAATGATTTCACAGTACCCATAAATGAAAATTTTGATACAGAGAAAGGAGATTTATTTTGAGTAAGTTTATTAGTCAGTATGATGCCAATACAAAAGAACTACTTTCATGCCTAAATGCTGAGATAGGTTTAACTTTCGCATGGTTAGAAGATACTTTATACCCATCAATAAATTTAATGCGCTTAAAAAGCCTTATTTACGATATACAGACAGATGTAAAAGTATTTCAGGATAAGAATGGCAAAAGCGATCATACTAAAAAATCACTTGACCGGGCAAATGAAATGATTGATCTTGCCGATAAATTGGATAAAATCGCAAATCAAAATAATACTGCTCAACTATTACTTAGACATAATCAGTTAAAAATGGCGGAATTGGTAAATGAAAATAACCGATTAAAAACAGAATTAGAAGCAACTAAAAAAACATGGGAGAGTTAATTGATGATAAATATCTGGCTGCAAGCTGGTCAGTTATTGACAAATTGAAACCAGGTGAGATAATTATAGTTTCCGATTACGCACCAAATAAGCCGGATTTATTCATCCGCTGCATCAAACAACGCATCGACACATTAAAAGATTGTGAGTTTTCAAATAATTATAAAAAAGTTAAAAAGTTAAATTTATTTTAGTATTATTGTACAGCCGACTGGAACCGGCATCGAAAACATTTAGAAACTGCTCATTAGGGGGCGAGGCGTTCCAGACTCAAACCCGATGGGCTTTATTATTTTATGACAGATTACGAAAAGTTTCTTGAAAAGAAACGACACTCAATCGGAAATTTCGGATTTAAAGCAAATTACTATCCTGACATTGCATTTGACTTTCAAAAGTTTATTATTGAAAAGGCAATTTTAAAAGGTAGGATAGGAGTATTTGCCGACACTGGATTAGGTAAAACCTTGATGCAGTTATCAATTGCAAAGAATGTAATTAACCATACCAATAAAAAAGTATTGATACTTACACCTTTGGCAGTTGCGTTTCAATTTATTTTAGAAGCTGAGAAATTAGGAATAGATGACATTGAATATTCTAAAGATGGTAAGCATACTAAAAAAATTGTAATCTGCAATTATGAGCGATTACATTACTTTAATGATTCTGATTTTATTGGAGTTATTTTAGATGAAAGCTCAATATTGAAAAACTTTGATGGCAAGATTAAAAATCAGATTACAGCATTTATAAAGAAAATACCATATCGGTTTTTATCAACAGCAACTCCATCTCCAAATGATTTTATAGAATTAGGTACAAGTTCAGAAGCCTTAGGATATATGGGATATATGGATATGTTAGGCAAGTTTTTTAAAAATAATCAGAATAGTGTAGATAGTACTAATCGAAACATTGGCGAGAAATTTTATTTAAAACCTCACGCCGAAAATGATTTTTTTGCATGGGTAAATCAATGGTCAATACTTTGCAAGATGCCATCAGATTTAGGATTTTCCAATGATCGTTATGTTTTGCCATCATTATACGTTAATAAAGTAGTTGTAAAGAATCAGTCGATGATTGATATTAATGGTCAGGTGCAATTATTTACACCTATTGCCAAATCAATGACTGAGGTAAAGTTTGAGCAAAGACAGACAATAGTAAACCGATGCGAAAAATCTATTGAGCTTGCCGCTGGTAAAACCTCTGTTTACTGGTGTAATCTAAATGATGAGAGTGCATTACTTAGTGAGCTTGATAAGGATGCTGTAGAAATTATTGGAAGTATGTCAATTGATAAAAAAGAGGATATTCTTTTAAACTTTGCAAATGGTAATATTCAGAGATTAATTACAAAAGCTAAGATGACCGGATTTGGTTTAAATTGGCAACATTGTAATCATTCTGTATTTTTCCCAACATGGAGCTACGAGCAATATTATCAGGCCTTAAGAAGGTTTTGGAGATTTGGCCAAAAGAATGAAGTGACCATAGATTTAGTTGTTTCCGATGGTCAGCAAAGGGTATTAGATACAATTGAACAGAAAACACAAAAGGCAATTATGTTACATGAAAACCTGACAAAAAATGTCAATGGAGTTTTTAATCATATTACAAAAGAATTTAACAAAGATATTATTAAACCTAACTTTATTTAATCATGGTAAAAGATCAATTAATAACCGAAAATTACGCCTTATATAATTCAGATTGTATGCTTGTTATGCCTACTTTGGCAGATAAAAGTATTGACCTATCTGTTTATTCTCCTCCTTTTGCCGGGCTTTACAATTATAGCTCAAGTGATAAAGACTTTTCAAATTGTGAAAGCAAAGAGCAATTTTTAGAACAATATGAATTTTTGGTAAAAGAAATATCAAGAGTTACAAAACCTGGCAGAATATCCGCAGTTCATTGTACCGATGTTTTTAGTAATACTTGCCATTTATGGGATTTTCCAAATGAAATAATAAGGATTCACGAAAAGTATGATTTTGAATATCGTAATCGGATAACTATTTGGAAGGAACCATTAAAGGTTAGAATGAGAACAATGGTTCAAAGCTTAATGCATAAATTTATCGTAGAGGATAGCACAAAGTGTTTTACAGCTATGCCAGACTATGTATTAGTATTTACAAAGAAAGGAACGAACGAAGTGCCTGTTACTCATCCATTTGGGATAAATCATTATGCTGGTGAAATTCCAATTTTGCCAAATATTTTAAGAGCGTGGAATAATGCCAATAACTCAAATCTTAATGAGCAACAAATGTGGGAACATTTAAACCGGATTAATGAGGAAGGTAAAATCACAAAGCTCAATCATTATATTTGGCAGCGTTATGCTTCATCTGTTTGGGATGACATTAGAATAGATAATGTTTTACCTTTCAGGGATAGTAAAGAGGAAGATGACGAAAAGCACGTACACCCTTTGCAACTTGATGTAATAGATCGTTTGGTAGAATTGTATTCTAATCCAGGAGAAGTTGTATTAACTCCATTTATGGGAGTTGGTAGTGAGGTTTACAGTCCTGTATCAATGGGCCGTAGAGCTATTGGAATTGAATTAAAAGATAGCTATTTTAAACAGGCTAAATTAAACTTAGCTCAAGTAGATAAAAGATTTGTAAAACAGGCTAAGTCTGTACAATTATTTGAATAATTAACCCACCCTATCAGCTAATCCCTGATAGGGTATAACTTAAACATTATGAAAATCCGAGTTTTTCCATCCGGCGCTGTACGCTCCGATGATACAGGTCGAATCAGGCCAGACTATATTTCACCTTACGCATTAAAATATATTGCAGAGTGCTTCACCAATAACTCCAATGATTTTGGAGCTACCAATTATTATAAAGGGATTAAGCCAGCCGATATATTACCGAGCTTAGGCCGGCACTATTTAGACTTACAGGAAGCCGATATGGAAGGCAGGTTAAACGATGTTAAACGGGAGTATGCAAGTATAGCACAAAACTGCATTATGGCCTTACATCAAATTATATTAGAGGAGAAAGGACTTTATAAAGAGGTGAATGAAAAAACGGAGTTAATTGATATTAAAAATAATTTGTAAATTTGAATAAACAAACGAAATCAAACAGACATGGCAGAGAATAGAGGAGGGGCGCGGCCAGGCGCAGGCAGACCGACTAAGGCAGATGAAATTGCTTTAATAGAGAGATTATCCCCAATGGATAACATAGCCTTAGATGCGCTTAAAATGGGCGTGCAATCAGGCGACTATAATTTTATTAAATTGTTTTTTGAATATCGCTGGTCAAAGCCAAAGCAGGATATATCAGTTGATGGTCAGTTAAACTTAATCATTCCAGCTCCTGTTATTCACAATCAAGCTCCTCCCTTAGCAGATAACGAGAATAAAATAGATGTTTGATTGTACAGCAGTATATCAGGCTAACTATGAAGCATCCGAAAAGGTTATAATAAATCAAGGAGGTACAGCTTCAAGCAAAACCTATTCTATTGTTCAGTTATTATTTGTAAAGGCTATCAACGAGCCTAAATCAGTTATTACTATTGTTGGGGAATCTATCCCAAACCTTAAAAAAGGTGCTTACAGAGATTCGGAGTTTATTTATCAGGACAATACTTATCTGCCCGAGTTCATAAGCCAATGGAATAAAACAGACCGTATTATCTACTTTAAAAACGGTTCAATCATTGAATTTGCATCATATGAGAATGAGCAATCAGCCAAAAACGGTAAGAGGGATTACCTATTTGTCAATGAAGCTAACGGTGTAAGCTGGGCTATCTATTGGCAGTTAGCTATCAGAACTCGGAAGCAGGTTTTTATTGATTATAACCCTACGGCTGAATTTTGGGCGCATGAAAAGCTAATAGGCAAGACCGGCAACCGATTAATTATATCAGATCACAGGCATAACAACTTCCTAAGCCCTGAACAGCATGAAGCCATTGAAGCCATAAAGGATATTGATCTGGAATTATGGCGTGTATATGCCAGAGGTTTAACCGGCAAAATTGAAGGGGTTATATTCCGTAATTGGTCGGTATGTAATGCAATTCCTGAAGATGCCAGGTTAATCGCTTACGGGCTTGACTTTGGCTTTACCAACGATCCATCCGGATTGATTGAGGTTTACGAAAATCAGGGACAGCTATGGGTAAATGAAATGATTTACGAAACTAAACTAACTAACATGGATTTATGCAATCGTTTTAGAGATTACATGATAAGTCCTAATCATGAGATAGTTGCTGATTCAGCAGAACCCAAATCAATACAGGAAATATATGCAGAGGGATTTAATATCCATCCTGCAATGAAAGGCCCTGATAGTATTAAGTCTGGAATAGACATCCTTAAAAGATATAAAATAAATGTTACTGCAAATTCACGTAATTTAATAAAGGAATTAAATTCATATATTTGGAAAAAAGATAAAACGGGCAAAATGTTAAATGAGCCGATTGATTCATTTAATCACCTGATAGATCCTTTGCGATACGTGGCGTTGAATAAATTAGCATCTAAAATAAAAATGGATTATTCCTTTAATTGGCTTTAAAATATGGGCATCCTAACAAAATGGTTTGAGAAAGACATTCAAATGCAGGCTAATCAACAGCTTCAGCAAATGATGCCAGTCATTCAGCAGCAAATGGCAAACCTTTACAATCAGAACGTATATCAGTGGATCGGCAAAGATCAGATGATCATTGACTTTGAAGATAAAGAGAAGTTTGTCGAGAATGGATTTCAGCAAAATGCAGATGTTTACACCTGTATTGATTTGATCAGTAAAAAGGTTGCTGAATGCTCATATACTTTGATGGAAGTAAAAGAGGGAGTTACTAAAAAGGATTTAAAGACGTATGAAAATATGTCCTTTTCAGATGATCCATCGGCAAGGCTTAAGGCTATCCAATTAAAAGAAAGGTTATTTGAGGAGGTCGAAGATCCAAAGAATCCAATATTAAGGCTATTAGAGCAACCAAATCCAATGCAAAATTATGAGGAGTGGATTACTGATTTAGCTGGATTTTTTCTATGTACAGGGGATGGTTACATGATGGGCAATAGCACAAGTCCAGAGCTGATTGAAAAACGTATTTGGACTCAAATGTATGTACTGCCATCACAGTTTACCATTATTATATCCGGTGGTATGTTTCAGCCTGTACAGGGATATAAGTTATCAATGACCTATATCACTGAAACGGAGATACCCGTCAACCAGGTGCATCACTTTAAATCATTTAATCCGGACTTCACTGTTACGGGTGCTTCATTATACGGTCAGTCACCACTAAAGGCAATTTACCGAAATGTATTAAAGCAAAATGAAGGTCAAGACGAGTTACTAAAGACTATCAAAAACGGCGGTGCTATGGGATTCATATCACCTGATGGAGATACAGCACAACTGACCAAAGATCAGCTCGGATTGCTTAGCCAAAAGATGAAAGAAGCTAAGGCAGGTGATAGTATAATGGATCGGATATTCCCATCTACAGGGCCGCTTAAATGGACACAAATCGGATTACCTTCAACTGATTTGCAACTGATTGAATCACTTAATTTGGACACTAAAAAAATATTCAGTGCTTTTCATGTACCTATGATCTATTCAGGTTCAGAGGAAGCCAGCAACATGAGCAACGTATCAAGCGCACCAAAGCAACTAATTTATAATGCAGTAGGTCCGTTATCCCGTAAGATCAGAGATGCTATTAATAAATTCGTATGTGAGCCTTATGCCAAAGCAGAGGGTAAAAAATATTACTTTGACTTTGATTTCGGTAGCTTCCCTGAAATGCAGGATGATATGGTTAAACTATCCGAATGGTTAGATAAGTCGTGGGAAATTACACCAAATGAAAAGCGATTGGCTAAGGGGTATGATAAGATTGATGATGGCATAATGGACAAAGTATATGCACCATCAAGCGTAGTTCCTTTGGATGACTTGACTATTGATTCAGCTTATAATTCAGCTTCCATAAATGGCCAGCGAGATAAAATATCATAAGGCCTATTTAAAGCTTCACGGTGAGTATGAGCGTTATGCTTATCCCATCATTAAAAAAGCATTAGATAAGCAGATAGCTGTCATTAATGATTGGCTTTCAGAGGATAACTTTGATTCATTGCCTACCTACTTTGAGTATCTTTTGGTAACAGATCCGATATTTGATGCCTTAAAGGAAATTTACCCTAAAATTGGTGCAAGTGCTGCAAGGTTCTCATACGAATGGATTCGGAAATCAGTACCGGAAACTAAAGATGTGGGATTCTTTAGTGAGGAATGGATTAAGGAAATGATTGACTATTTTCTGTTAAATTCAGGTAATAAAATTCAGGGAATAACAGATACTACCATTGAACGTATCAGACAGGTGCTTGCCGATTCACAGGAATTAAATTTAAGTCGTAGAGAACAAGCCAAATACATAGAGGAAACATTATCAGATCCAAAGTTTAACCGAAATAGAGCTTTAGTCATTGCACGTACTGAAAGCACAACAGCTGCCAATAAAGGTATATCTGTCGGTGCTGAAAGTTCTGATTATTACGTGGAGAAATTTTGGATAAGCACGTTTGATAAGCGTACCCGTAGAACTCATATTTTAGCAGGTCAGCAAGATCCGATTGCTTTTACAAGTAGTTTTTCAGTCGGTAATTCTACAATGGACTATCCTGGCGATCCATCAGCTCCAGCTTCAGAGGTCGTAAATTGCCGATGTGTTATGGGTACAAAGGCAATAGTTGATGCCGATGGACTTCCTATATTGAAGCCGAGAAAAACGGTTGCTGAAAGGATGAAAAATTAATTTTATTTTGTATTGTAAAAATATTAATATATTTGTATTATGGATTTCAAAGCAATAACACAAAACTTCAAAGATGTAGATATTAAGCAGGGCATAGTAACCGGCTATTTATCTCATTTCGGTTCAGTCGATAACGATGGAGATGTTATCATGCAGGGAGCCTTTACAAAATCAATCAATGAGAATGGTCCAAATGGTACTAAGTTTATTAAGTACCTGCAAGATCATGACAAGAATAAAGCAGTCGGAGTTTTCAGTGAATTAAAAGAGGACAATACAGGTTTATACTATGAAGCCAAAATAGGCAGACACGCAGCTGGTAAAGACTACCTTTTAATGGTCGAAGATGGTATTATCAATCAGCACTCCATAGGATTTAAACGTATTCAGCAGGATATAAAATCCGATGCTAAATACATTAAGGAAATTAAATTATACGAGGGTTCGGGTTTGCAGTTTTGGGCATCCAATGGCAACACTCCGATATTAGGGGTAAAGGATATGTTTGACCTGGTCGAGCATCTTCAAATATTAAACAAAGGACTTAAAAGCGGTCAATATTCAGATGCTGGATTTTTGGCCATTGAAACAGAAATAGGAATAGTCAATGAAACAATCAAATCACTTAATTTAATGAAAGCCGCCGATAGCACTTTGATTGAAGATAAGCCGAACATATTAACAGGATTAATTAACGTATTATCAGCCAATTAAAATGGAAGATTTAGAACAAAAAGCTAAGGATTTGCTAAAGGCAAATGCAGCACAAACATTAGATGAGGCAAAGAGCCTTATTAAGTCAGCAGTTGATTCAGCTACTAAAGAAGTAACTGACAACTTAGAAGCTGAAAAAAAATCATGGAACGTAAAGTTTGATGAAATGGATAAGCAGATCAGCGAATACAAATCGCAGGCAGAATTGCTTAAACTTAAAGACGAAACCAAAAAAGTATCTTTCGGCGATGCTTTAGCAAATGCATTCGAGGAAAATCAGGACAACCTGCAAAAGTTTATCCGTAAGGATATAAAGGAGTTCAGAATGGAACTGAAAGCCGCTGATATGTCATTGAGTAACATCACTGATTTGTCAAGTGCAAATGTTCAAATGCTTGCAGGAATCTATGCAGAGCCTAACAGAAAACTGCATATCCGCCAATTATTGCCATCCGGTACTATGTCTACTTCAGATCTTCACTATCTTCAGGAAACTGGTTACTCAGTTGATATTGCACCGTGGTTAGACAATTCAGGTACTAAGCCTCAAATTGATTTAACCTTAAAGGAGCAAATCGCAAAGTCTGAGTTCATCGCAGGTTACCTACGTATCACTCGTAAAACATTAGATGATATTCCTGCAATGAGATCATTCTTGCAAGCTCGTTTACTTGAAAAATATCTTTGTGCTGAAGATGATCAGTTACTTAACGGTAACGGTACATCTCCAGAGCTTGACGGTCTGATTACCAATGCAGAAGCATATGCCGGATTCCGTACTATCCAGGTAGAGAAGATTATTGATGCTTGTGCGCAAATCGAGGGTAATGATCACTCTGCAAATGGTATCTTGTTATCACCTAAGCAGTATTATGCTTTGTTAATGACCAAATCAACTACATCAGAATACACTTTGCCTAAAGGTGACGTTGTAAACGTAGTTAATGGTCAGATTTACATTGCAGGAGTTCCTGTTTACAAGTCTACTGCAATGAATACTGTTAATCCAGCTCAGGATTCTTTCCTTGTTGGAGATTGGGCAAAAGGTGCGCAGTTGTTTGTACGTGAAAATCCGGTAGTAAGATTCTTTGAAGAGGATGGTACTAACGTTCGCGAAAACAAAATAACTGTACGTATCGAGGGACGTGTTGCATTGCCTATCTATTATACTAATGCATTCGTAACTGGATCATTAAACAGCAACCCATCGTAAGGTAGTTTAGTTATAAAAATGGAAGCCCTGTCATTAATTTGGCAGGGCTTTTTTATTATTTGTTTTTATTGTATCAATTTGTTACATTTGATTATGGCAAAGAAAAGAATATTTGTAACTGTTGATGATTCTGACTTGAAAATCATTAAACAGTTAATGAAACAAGAGAAACGTAGTCAGGCTTACATAGCTACTATGGTTTTTCAGGATGGATTAAAATTATTAAAATAATGTTTTCAGCTCATTACATTGGCGAAGTTGGCCTATACAAAAATCAGGACTACATTATAAGAATAGGAATGATTAACGGTCATATAGTTGTCAATCGCAAATGTGGCGCAGGTCGGAAGTATTACGGATCTATAATTGAGTTTTTAAAGGATTGGGATAAAATAAGTAAGGTATGAGAATTTTCCATTTAGGTCTAATGGTTGCACCTCCTCCGAATGATTCGGCACGTAAGGCATTTATAGCTAATTCAACTGATTATATCGAGTTATCTACGGGAGCTATTGACGTTAATCAGGAAGCTGTAAGGATTGCCAGGGAATTTAAACCTGATTTGATATTTATGCAGATTCAAAGTCCTGATATAATCCATATTGAAACTGTAAAGGCTATGCGAGAAACGGGAGCTTTCATTGTTAATTGGAATGGTGATATACGACATTCAACTCCTCAATGGATGATTGATATGGCTCCATATGTAGATCGTACTTTATTCAGCAATAATAGAGATGCCCGAAACGTGGTGAACGGTGGCTATCTTGAAATTGGTTACGATCCTGAAATTTATACACCTGATGCTGAAATAGGCAAGTGCAGAGAAATATCTTTTTTTGGGAATAACTATGGAGCTAATAAATTCCCGTTAAGCCATTTTAGGATTGAGATGAATAATCTGCTGCATAGGCAATTTGGCAACCGCTACGGGGTTTACGGTAACAACTGGCATAATGTTGCAGGTAACTATAATCATTCGCAGGCAGAGGAAGCTAAGGCGTACAGAGCTACTAAAATAGCTATCAATCTAAGCCATTTTGATGAGGACTGTTACAGTTCTGACCGGATATATAGAATATTGGGAACAGGTGCTTTCTGTTTATGTAGATATTACCCGAATATGCCATTTATAGATGGTGTTCATGTTAGAACATGGTCTACACTTCCACAGTTATTAAGTTTAATCAGGCATTACATGAATGATGCTAATAAGGAAGAACGTGATCAAATTTCTAGGCAAGGCAATGAGTTTGTGAGAAATAATTATACATTTGATAACATGGTGAAAAACTTAATTAGAATATATGAGCAAAATTAAAGTATTAGGTTTTATGACCATCCATTACGGGGGTGCATATCTACGTGAATCCTTGATGTCAGTTGTAGACCATGTAGATAAAATGGTTATTGCTTATTCAAAGCAACCGTCTCAAGGTCATGGAACTTGGATGGAATGTCCTGATTCAGAGGGGTACATTTTTGATATATGTCAGGATGTTTTAGGTGATAAGCTGATTTGGGATAGAGCCGAGCGATACGGAGCTGAAAACGAACATCGTAACGTTAAGTATAAATATACGGATGACTTTGACTTGGTATTAACTGTTGATTCAGACGAGGTTTACAAATCAGATGAATTACCGGCATCCTTTGAATATGCCTATTGGGGAGTTGAACGGTTCTACGGGATTGATGGGTATTTAAACTTTTGGCGTTCATTTGATTATGTGTGTACGGATGGATTCAGACCGATTAGAATAGAGAACTTGCACCGTAAAAACTTTACGCAAAATCTAAATTTAAAGCAGACTATTTATCACTTCAGCACCTGCCAGCCTGAATATATCATGCGATATAAATACAATGTGTTTGGTCATGCCCATGAAGTGCGTAAGGATTGGTTAAACGATGTTTATTACAAATGGAATCCTGAAAATGCTTTTGATGATGTTCATTGTGTTGCATTCGGGATATGGAATCCTATTTCATTTGATAAAACGGTACTTCCTGAATATATGAAAACACATCATAACTATTCTAAACGGTTGGTATGAAATATTGTGCAATCATAGTTGATGATCGGGTTAATGTCGCAAATAATGCGATTAAGCGACACCGTAAATTCATTCCTAAGTCGTGGGAGATATTCCATATTATGCCGCCTTATGAGGGCGGTATTTATAGTTTAAAGTCTGCCAGAGATTATAATGCAGTCCTGACAAATCCCTCATTTTGGCGTGGATGTAACTATGATCGGGTGCTAATATTCCAGCATGATTCAGGATTATTACGTGAGGGCATTGAGGGCTTTTTACGATGGGATTTTATTGGCGCACCGATTAAGAATATACCCGACTGCATGAACGGGGGTTTATCTTTGCGTAATCCAAAAGTAATGTATGATATTTGCGTAAACCATCCATATCAGGGTATGGCCATAGATGGGAATGAGGACATTTATTTTTGCAAGCACATTGACAATAAACCGAGCAAAGAAATAGCTCAGTCTTTCAGCGTGGAAACGGAATTTGCTTTGGGTTCATTAGGGTATCATGCCATTGATAAGTATCTCAAAAATTATAAATTAATCTTAAATCAATATGAAAATCGTTAAGTTTTTATTTCACATGACTTGCGGAGGATTCTGTTTGTTAGGATTTAGTTTTATTTTATTGGCGGTCATTGGATTAATAAAATATATCTATGGTAATTAAAGGAGATCATACCTATGGTAATGTCATTCGTAGGGGTGAAATGAATACTATTAGAATAGGAAAATACTGTTCTATTGGTGATAATGTAATTTTTGATGGTGGATGGGATCATGACATAACTAAAATTAGTACTTATCCATTTCATACTTGGGGATTAACGGAAAACAATAATGTTTGCTCAGGTGATATAAATATAGGGAATGATGTTTGGATTGGTGCTGATTCTATTATTAGGTCAGGTGTAAATATCGGTGATGGGGCGGTTATTGGCGCAAGGTCAATTATATCGCATGATATAGAGCCATATTCGCTTGTTGTTGGTAATGGCAGAGTTATTCGCAAAAGATTTACAGACGAACAGATTACGGGTTTACTATGTTTAAAGTGGTGGGATATGCCAGATCAAAAGGTCAGGGATATTGCACCTGTTTTGCATAGCAGAGATTTTGACAAATTATTTAATTTATGATTACACTATACACATCCTATTATAAGGATAAATCTGAGATCAGGCAAAAGGAGTTAGATTACTGTCTTAAGCAAAATATTGCAAATCCGTTAATTGATCGAATTATGTTGTTCTGTGATGGCATAGAGATTAGTCATCCAAAAGTTTGCATTTTGGGAACTCACAGACCGACATATAGAGATTTTTTTAATGCTATAAATCAGCATAGCCAAAATGAGAATGAAATATCTATAATCGCCAATACTGATATTTACTTTGATGCTTCATTAAGCCTAATTAAGCTATACCCAAATAAAGAATGTTATGCTTTGAGTAGATGGGATATTAAACCCGGTCAAGCTCCTAAATTACACAATGAGCGGTTTAGTCAGGATGTTTGGATATTTACGGGTAAAATGAGAAATGTAAAATATGCAGAGTTTCATTTAGGAATACCTGGATGCGATAACCGAATAGCATGGGAGCTAGAACGTGCTGGATATAAAATAACAAATCCAGCTCATACGATTAAAACGTATCATTACCATGCAAGTAATCTACATAACTACACCGATAAGATTAGAATTAGTAAACCTTACTTATTTATAGAATTGATATGAACGATGAAATAGAAGATATAAAAATGTTCTGCATAGGTGTTATTGTTGCGTGTTTTATTATTGTAATTGTAAAATTGCTTTTGCTATGAACATCCTCCTAACTCCCGGCATATACTTACCACACCAACGGGCTGGATCTGAAATATATCTGCATAAGGTTGCTAAATACTTGTTAAGCATTGGCTATTCGGTAAAATGTATTGCACATTGCCCAGAGCCTTATAGCTATGAGGGTATTGAGGTTTTTAAACAAAATAGAGATGATTGGCGAAACGATAATAATAATCTCTGGAATTGGGCCGATGTTGTATTTTGTCAGCTATCCGGTACAGGTTATGCAATGAATAAAGCAAAGGTTCATAATAAAAAAGTCTTATCATTTGCTCACAATAATGCAGGCTATCCACAGATTCCGATCAGGAAAAATGTATTTGTAGTTTACAATTGTGAAAACACTTACAAAGAGCTTAGATACAATCAGGAATACTTTATATTACCTCCTCCCGTATTTCAAAAGGAGTTTAATGATGTAAACCGTTCAAATGCTGAATATATTACCCTGATTAATCACAACGAAAACAAAGGCGGTAAGATCTTGATTGAAATTGCAAAGCGATTGCCAAAGCATAAGTTTATGGCAGTGCAAGGCGGTTACTATCATCAGGTAAAAGATAAGTTTGTTAAGAATATTAAATACGTTCCAATGACTACCGACATTCGGATATATTTAAAGGAAACTAAAATCTTAATCAGTCCATCCGAATATGAAAGCTACGGACAAGCTCAAGTAGAAGCCATGTGTTGCGGAATTCCTGTTATAGCTACTGATATAGGGGGATTTCGGGATGCAATGGGCAATCATGCTATTTATATCAAAGATCGGAATTCCATAGATGAATGGGTAAAGGCTATTGAAAATATTGATTATCAAAAGCAAAGTCAGGCATCTATTGACAGAGCAAACGAACTCACTCCGGAAAACGATTTGGCGGAGTTTGCAAAATGGTTAAATAAAATTCATAAATTAGCACTAAAATAGAAAACAATGGATGCTTTAAATGTTGTAACTCTTTCACAGGCTAAATTATGGCTAAGGGTTGATTCGGATTTTACGGAAGATGATGGCATTATATCGGCCTTAATCAAAGCAGCTGTTAATCAGATTGAGCAATATACATTGCAGATCTTATATCAGCGTGTTATAACTGCCAAAACCGATATTGATGGATTTTACAGGATTTATGAATATCCATTGGTCAGCATTGAGGACTTAACCAATGATGATGCAGAAAGCGTATTATTTACAGAGCAAGCGCAGCAATGGTTTACAGACATCATATCAGATGATAATGGTTTACAGACATTAACATTTGTTGCTGGTTATGGATGGGATTATGAAGGTGGTACTGAATGCCCTGATGATATTCAGGTTGCAATTAAGGAGTTATTAACCTATCTATACGAAAATAGGGCAAACCCAAAAGCTGAATGGCCTGTTACGATTACTTACTTACTTTCTCCATACAGGAGAGTATCTTTATTCTAATGGATCCGGGCAAATTAGACAGGCGCATTCAGTTTGGTACTTGGACAAGTACAGAGGATGCCTACGGGGATTATAGTTTTGTCTTTGATTCATTACTCACAACATGGGCAAATGTAAAGCCTATGAACGGGTCCAGACAGCTTGAAGCTGGTGAGCAGGTAATAGTTGAGGGTACAAAATTTACTATCCGTTACAGGACTGATTTTAGCCCTACAAAGGATATGCGAATATTATATATTGATCGGTATTACACTATTCATTCGGTTAGGGATATGGATGATCGCAGACGCTATTATGAAATTTTAGCAAAGGTTACAGATGAAAACTCCGAAAATTGATATTAGTAAATTATTAAAGCAGTTAGATTCATTTGGTGAGGATGGGAAGCGATATGCTGTTGCGGTTACAGATATGACTGCAAGAGATATAAGTACTAAGGCACAAAGCAGAAGCCCTGTTGATTTAGGTCAGCTTAGGCAGTCAATCGGTTACACAAAACCAACTATTCAGATTAACAGATCATTAATTTACGCTAATGCACCTTATGCAGCATACGTAAATTTTGGTACAGGCGGTTTAGTATATATTCCTAAAGGATTTGAAGAATTAGCAGCACAATTTAAAGGTAAAGGTATCAGACAAATAAACCTACCAGCTAGGCCATTCCTGACCAGCTCATACATTGAGGAAGCAGCCGAATACCCAAAAAGATTAAACTCCGCAATTCAAAAATTAACTAAGGAATATAATAATAAAAAATAGTTATATTTGAGAAATGAAAGATCCGAATTTAGATATATTAAATGCTTATAAAACGGCCTTATCTGGATTGACATTTGGTACTTTAAATGTTCCTGTTTACAGTAAGTCAGCACCGTTAAAAAACGTACCTAAAAAATACGTAATTTTGAGCAGTCAGACTAAATTACAGAATCAAACGAAATGCGGTTATTGGTATGATTGCACAATGACAGTGCAGATTGTTACACGATACCCAAACGGTGAAGGCGATATTACTTTTGCTTATACTATTGGTGAGGAAATTCAAAGCAGGATTCAAGAAGATGGGATAACATTGACCGACTTCCATAATGTTGAAACCATGCAGTTAGGCAGTACAGAGGTGATTTTAGAAACGGAAAACGAAAATATTTATCAATACATATTAATATTTCAACACAAATTAAATAGAAATTAAAATGGCAGACGAGCAATTTTATTCAGGTAGTTTATTCATGCTATACATTCGCAACGCAGGAGCGTGGAAGCCGGTAGCTTGTTTGACTTCAAACGGACTTTCAGAATCTTGGGATTTTGCAGAAACCGTAACAAAATGTGATCCAGGTGTGACACGTAGAAAACCAACTACTTACTCATATGAGATTCCATTTGAAGGTGTATTTACAGATACAAGCGGTGCAGGTGGTGATACTGCTAAAGCATCTTGGGACACAATTAAGACTATTGCAAGAGCAAAAACCTTAACAGAGTATCAAATAGCACTATTGAAAACAGATGGAACAGAAGAGCCTAACTTTGCAGCTCAATATGGTACTGCATATTTCAGTGCTTTAGATATTACGGGTGCTGAAGGTGAGTTTATTACGTTCTCCGGTACTTTGTTGGGAGATGGCGATATAACTGAAACTGATCCTTATCCTGGTTACTAAATGGAAGGACATTTAACGTATAAAATCGGAGATGTTGATAGGCAGTTTTTCTTTGGCAATTATGCCTTAGAGCAAACCTTAACTCATTTTGATGCATCGGTATCTGATTTATCTGATTTGTTGGGTAAGCAGTTACTGCCATTTCTGCGGATGTTCATGTTTCATGCAGCAACTTATCCGATTATCAAGAAAGGAGAGATTGTAAACTTTACTGAGTTCGATGTACATGAGTGGATTGATACTGCCGGAGGTTCTGGAGGTGAGTTGATTATGGTAGTATCAAAGGAAGTTTTCAGAGTGTTAGGTTTAAATACTGAGGCTACCGAACAAAAAAAAAGCAAAGCGGAAAGTTAGATTGGAATAAGGATGTATTGACATTTGCTTTTGGAGAAATGGGTTTAATGCCTGATGACTTTTACGCCTTGACATGGAATCAATATATATTGAAATGTCAAGGCTTTTTTAATAAAGAAAAAAAAGAGTGGGAACGTATTGGATGGGCAACATGGAACGGAATGAGAGTTCATGTAAACAAAGGGATGCCAACCTATAAAAAGTTTATGTCATTTATTTATCAAGATGAGGTGATTAAGGACATGGATAAAATCAAAGAACAAATGAATAAGGCAATGCTTAAATATTTGGAAAATGCAAGGAATTGAGATACCTATTGGTGCGCCTTTAGGGAAGTTAGATAAGGATTTACAAGGCGCAAAAAGTAAATTAAATCAATTCGCAAACGATGCGGCAAAAGCATCATCTACATTAGGTGGTGCAGTTTCTAATGGTTCAAATAAGGCGGCATTTGCTTTACAGAATTTAGGCAGAGTTGCTCAGGATGCTCCTTTTGGATTTATTGGTATTCAAAACAACATTGCACCATTAATTGAATCATTTCAAAGATTAAAAGCTGAATCGGGTTCAACAGGTGGCGCATTAAAATCTTTGGCGAGTTCATTAGTTGGCGGCGGTGGTTTACTCCTTGCAGTATCATTAGTAACCTCTGCATTAACTGTATTGGCTCAAAATCCTGAAAAGGTTGCAGGTGCTTTAAATTACTTATCTGGAGTTGTTGACGATGCAACAGAAACTCAGAAAAAATATAATCAAGAATTAATTGCTACTCAGGCAGATGCAAAATTAGAAATATCAACTTTAGAAGGTTTAATCAGCATTGCTAAAAATGAAAAACTATCACGTGATGCAAGGTTAGAGGCTTTAAAAGCGGTTAAGGCAGAATATCCTGAGCAATTAAATTTCTTGACTTTAGAAACGGTTGGAAGTGAAAAGGCTGCCAAAGCTATTGATTTATTAAGTCAATCATTATTAAGAAAGGCTAAAATACAAGCTGCTGAGAAGTTATTAGGTGAGGCATTTGTTAAACAATTAGAGGCAACAACAAAAACGGCAACAGAACAAGCATCTACATTTAGTAAAGTTGTTGGAGTCGCATTAGGGGCAGTAGGGATAAAAAACTTTGTTGTTTTACAGGACGGAATAGAAAATCAAGCTAAAGCATTTAAAGAAGCAGGGGATGAGATAAATATTTATAACAATCTTTTAAAGCAATTAAGAACGCAAGAAGCTGAAACGGGTAATTTATTTAATGATAAGGTAGAGACAGATAAAGAAAAAAGAAGGTTTTTTGCGCTTGTTAATGATTTTAAAGGTATAGCAGAAACAGGTAAAAAAGAGATTGCAAAATCATTAACAAGTGGTGCGCCTTTATTAGACATTAGTACTCTATTTGGAGGCAAAGGATTTACACCTGATAATATTGGTAAAGAACTTTATACACCATTTCAGATATTACAGGATAATATTAAATTTGATTTATTACCACAATTAGGATCATCGTTTAAAACATTCTTTGATGATTTGTTAATGAATGGAAATTTATCATTTTCTGCATTAGGTCAGGCAATTAAATCGACATTTATATCAGTTTTAGCTAATGAGGCAACTCAGGAAGTTTTAAAATTATTAGGATCAGCAGGTGGTAAAACTGAAAAAGGTGGTGGTTTATTAGCAGGGTTTTTTGGATTATTGAAAGGAAGCAAAAAAGCAACACCTACGATTGCATCAATTGCAGCAAGTACAGGAGGATTTTTAGGCACAGGTGCTGCGCTTGGTGGCGGAACGGCAGGTGCTATTGGCACAGGAACAGTTGCCTCTGGTGGCGCATTATTACCTATCTTAGCCGGAGTCGCTGCAGTTGCAGGTATAGCATCATTATTTAAAAAGAAACAACAAGCACCTACACCACAAGCATCATCAACAATCAGCACAAGTGCCGCAGGTTCATCTCAGGACTTTGGCGGTGGTCGTGTAGTATTTGAGATTTCAGGGACTAACTTAATTGGTGTATTAAATAGAGCAGGTGCTAAACTTCAAAGATTCGGACCATAATGGCATACAACCTTAAATACTTTTTTACTTTTTACGCTGACAGAGATACCCGTATTGAAAACGGTACACCTGATGATTATGCTTGTGACATTTTACAGTTAGATTATGAAGGTGAAACATTGGAAATTCAGGCTCAACAAAATCCTATCCAGATTAATTATCAGAATACTTCATCTAATAAATTAGAGCCTATAATAGGTTCTGAGGCGACGTTAAACCTAATAGCAACTGAGGACTTTCAATTAGAGGATTTATACACTGAAAATGAAAGAGAGTTTTTAGTAGAGATATTTAGGAATGGTAGTTTAATTTGGTCAGGGTTTATTATCCCGGATGGATGTCAAGAGGCGTTTACTTTTGCACCTTATCCGATTTCAGTAAATGCAGTTGATGGATTAGGTTTATTAAAAAACCTATCTTATGTACAAAATGATGGGAATTTCTATTTAGGTAAGCAAAGTTTTATTGAAGTGATAGATGCGTGTTTAGTAAGATTAGATGCACCATCATTAGTGTTAAATACTTGTGTTAATATTTATGAAACAAGCATGACACAAGGCGATAGTTACGACCCTTTAGAATTGTCTTATGTAAATGCTGAACGGTATCTAAAAGACGACCAATACACTCCGATGAATTGTGAGGAGGTTTTAAAATCTATTTTAGAGGAGTGGACTGCGGTGATGATTCAAAGTGAAGGGGAGTGGTATATTTACAGACCAACGGAATTAGCTTTATCAGGTGCATTAGTATTTAGAAAGTATTTAGATGGGCAAAGGGTTTATGACCAACCTACATATACAAGTGCTTTAAATGCAACTTTAGGAGGTGAAAGTGAGGGTTTAGTTTTAGCGCCTTATTTTCACATCAATACGGACCAAATGAAGATGATTGATAGGCCGTATAAAAATGCGTCTATGTCTTATAAATACGGTAAATTAGAAAATACTGATGAAAAATTAGCAAACCCAAATTTATCTGGTGCTGGTCAAAGTTGCGGAGGCGATCCGATAGGTCCTTGCGATAGCGTAACGATTCCCGGTTATACAAAAACAGGGACTATGTATGCTGGATTATACCCAACAGGAGGCGTGATATTTTACTCTGATGGTGGAACTTATCCCACATTAACGAATTACTACGAAAACAATAATCTTATTGCAGTTACTTTAAATCCAACGATAGCGGAAAGGTTAAAATTTGTAATAGAGTATGAAAATCCTGATCCTTTATTTGGTACGGATATGAACTTTGTTATTAGCTTATATGATGGGTTAAGCACTCATTATTTACAAGCGGATGGAAGTTGGGCAATTACACCAACAGAACCGGGAATAAATTATTATCAAATTAGATCAGCAGTTGGAACAGGAGGAACGGAAACAATAATTACCAATGCAGTACCTATTAGTGGAAATGTTACATTTAGAATATTAGCACCTTCCGGAACGGTTAACGATATTGTTTATACTCGAATATCGGCTTTTGTTTTTATTGACTTTGGCGATTTAGTCGGTGAACTACATACTGCAACTCAAACAGGAAAGTTTACTTTTGTACCTGAAACAGTTGACGTATTTAATGGTGATAGTCCTAACTTTATGTATGTAGGTGCAATATATCAGGACGATCAAACAACATTAACAGAAAGATGGGTAAGACGTGGAATAAGTGAATCAATTTTGGCAGAACCTTATGAGGTAAATAAAGAGTTTTTAAGAATAGCAGTAGAAGAAAAACAAAGGTTATATGCAGGACCATTTGTTAGGTTTGAGGGTTCTATTTTTGGGTATTTTAATCCGGTAACCAGATGGACAATTAATTCAATTACAGGGTACTTTATGAATTTAAGCCTTAACTATGATTTGCAACAGAATATCTGCAAGGCAGTTTTAGGCAGGATTGTAAATGAGGAAATTGCAATGGATTATTTAAAAACGCCTGACTATGGACAAACAACAAAAGTAACAGTAAAAGGTCAGCCATGATGCTATATATTAATGATATGCCGGTAGGTTGTTTGAGTTCGGTAAGCAGGTCTGAGCAGATTAGCTTTATCGGTACGTGCAAGACAACGACAGAAGGTTCACAGACGCAATTAGGAAGGCTATATACGTATTCAATTCCATTTGAAGGCGTAATGACTACCGATAATACTATAATGTCTTGGACAGGCTTAAAATCGCTTGAAAGAATAAAAGTAAATTGGGAAATTACAGGCGATAGCATTGAAGGTGAAAACGGTGAGGGATTTATTGAAAATTTAGAGTTGATTGGTGAGGTGAAAGATTTTATAAAATTTAGCGGAACGATTACAGGCTATGACTAATTTAATGCTATATATTAATGATGTTCCGGTGGGTTGTTTAATCACAAATAGCCTGAGTGAATCAATCAGTTTTTTAAAGACTTGCAAAAGTACTGAGGAAATGGGGCAAAAGCAATTAGGTCAACTTCATTCGTATTCAGTAAATTTTGAGGCAGTTTATACGATTGACAGTAGTATTATAGGGTGGGATGATTTAAAGCTATTAGGTAGGTCAAGAACAATGATGGATTGGTCTATGATAAATTTAGATACGAATGAAGGCGATGCAGGTGAAGGGTTTTTGGAGAATTTGGAGATTACAGGAACGTCAGATGATTTTATTAAATTTGCAGGAACTATCACAGGTTACGGTGCTATAATTGACGCAAATCAAATATTCTATGTTTGGGCATCCGATGTTGATACTTATGTTGATAATGGTGGTGATGAATATGTACTTGTAAATTAAAATATATGCCGGTTATAAATGGAGTTTATTTAAAGGATTTTGCAGCGTTGCCGGGTGCGGTTGATGATGCTAATATTATACCTATTGCAATTTCAGGTAATCA